AGCGGAACGGATTATCTGCGCTCATGCTCTGGTATTGCCATTCAAACGGGTATGGATGCCACTGGAACGGCGCTGTTTGGTAATGATGGGAATTATCGTTACGGCACAGCTAACCTTTTCCCGATTGCTTCCGGCTACTGGGGCGGCGGCTCGGGTGCGGGTGTGTTTCACCGCTTCTGGGACGTCACCCGGTCTAGCGGCTTCTCCGGTGTTGGCTTTCGTGCCTCCGCCTATGGATCGTAACTTGGAGGCGGGGCGGTAGCCCTGCATAAATATGAAAGCAGATCCAGAAGCGGCAATTATGCACAAATGTAGGGAGCTAATACTTTTGTTAAATATACACCTTAATCATTTTCCAAAGCACGAAAAATACGGGCTGTGCCAAACAATCCGTAACTGTGTTTATGGCGTGATGGGGTTGATTGTTGAGTGCCAGAAAAAATATCACAACAAAACAAGTCTAACAAAATTGGATGTCCAGCATGAGCAACTAAGGGCATTTGTTAATCTTGCGTTTGAGATGGGGTATTTTTCCTATCACGACAACAAGAGAGCCAGAAGCGAAGCTGAGACGCTTCGACGATATACAGCCGTGTCTGTGCTTATCAATGATCTAGGCGCAATGATCGGCGGATGGGTTCGGAGCCTGCGGCTAACACCGCAGCCCGAATAGGGCGGGCTATTAAGATGCTTTTCCCGATTGCTTCCGGCAACTGGAACAACGACACGAAAGCGGGTGTGTTTCACCGCAACTGGAACAACAACCGGTCTAACGACAACAACAATGTTGGCTTTCGTGCCTCCGACTATGCCGCTTGCCTGACATTCTGGTTAGGAAACACTGGCGACATAGGGGTAGTTCCGTCCTGCGATATGGCGAAATCGGCAAGGCGTAGTGTTCTAGTATCTTCGGAGAACGTCCACTATGCCTAAGCGCCACGGACAATTATTTGAAAAGATGTTTACGCAAGATGCGCTTTACAAAGCATATCTTTCTTCTAGAAAACGTAAGCGTAAAAAGTCCGCAGTGTATAAGTTTGAAAAGGATCTTGGCGCAAACCTATCAAGGTTGCACAAAGAATTACAGGAAGGGTCTTATAAGCCACGCCCGTATAAAACATTTTACGTGCATGACCCAAAGCCAAGACTTATATTTGCGCCGCATTTTAGAGATGTTGTTGTCCAACATGCGATGTATTCAATACTTTATCCAATTATGGATAGGACTTTTTGCTTTGAAAGTTTTGGGTGCAGGCTCGGCAAGGGGACACATAGAGCCGCAGATCGCGCTCAGGAGTATTTGCGTAAGTCGCCAAAAGATAGCTACATATTACAATTTGATATTCGCAAATATTTTTACCGGATTGATAGAGGTATTTTACAGTCATTGTGGGAAAAAAAGATCAAAGATATTCGCGTCCTTGAGTTAGTAAAGATATTTGCTGAATATCCAGACAAAACTGGCATCCCAATTGGGAATTTACTAAGTCAACTTGGAGCGCTTATCTACCTTAATCCGCTGGATCATTATATTAAACGAGACTTAAAAGTAGAGCGTTATGTAAGATATGTTGACGATTTTATATTGTTTGGTCTGTCTTTAGATACGGCTAAACAATTCCGAGATACGATTGAATTATGGTTATCTGAAAATTTACACCTAGAGTTATCCAAATGGGTAATTCAGCCAGTAAAGCGCGGTGTTAATTTTGTTGGGTTCCGAACGTGGAGAACAACTAGGTTTGTCCGCAAAAGGTCAATGTTTAACTTTAATAAATCACTCAAAAATGGTAATCTTGCAAGCATCCAAAGCAGCCTTAGTCATGCTTTACATTCAGCAAGCTACCGCCACTTCATGCGAAAAATCGACGAGGCGTCATTATGTATATCGACACAGTAACAGGCGATTACCCGCTAACAGCAGATGACATAAAGTCTCGCCTACCTAACACATTATTCTCGCACCCATTTATTCCACCTGTAGGTTATGCGGAAGTTCTGCAAACACCAATGCCTGAATGGAAGCCAGCTATTGAGCATTGCGTTGAGGGAGCGCCTGAGTTTTCTCAAGGTGTATGGAAAAGAACTTGGATAATTGAAAAGCTATATTCCGACCCAAGCGCAGAAGCTACCGCATTGGCTGCTCATGAAGCCAAAGCCTTGCAAGCCTGGCGAGAACAGACAACATGCACACCATTCCAGGGCAAGGCAGCTTTATTTCAAGCGGGACTACTTGATGACATTGAGGCGCTAGTAGCTAATGCCGCTACAGATACGTTGACGAAACTAGCGTGGGCTAACGCTGTTGAATGGAAGCGTAACTCACCAATGATTACGAGCCTATCCACGGCTCTAAATATGGCAGATACGCAAGTAGACGATCTATTTAAAGCTGCTTCTCAGATTGTCGCCTAAATAGTCGGAGAGGCACTTGACGACGCCATCCTTTCAGTCAAACGCCTATCAAGCTAGTGCGTTTCAGATATATGATCGCGTCGTAACGCTTGCTGCTTCTGAGGCGGCAGACGTTTGCGCTATTTCCTCTAATGTTGATCTAGCGGCATTCCAATGGGGTGCTTTCCAACGGACTGCATTTCAATCTCGGCAGAATATAGATAGCAGCCTATCGGCTACAGAGGCGTCTGATACTGCTAGTTTCGCTGCTAATCTAAATGACTTCCTAGCACTAGCTGCGACTGATACCGCTGATACGGCCTCTGGCGTTGCAAGTATTGTCTCTACCCTTACGATAGCTGCGACTGAAGCTAGTGATATTGTCGCTGGTCTAATTGAGGCTAATGCGGCACTTAGCTTAGCGGCTACGGAGGCGGCAGATACTGCAAGCCTAATAGCTGCGCGTGATGATAGCAGGCCGTTCCTAAACCTATATGGCCAGGAAGCGCCTGACGTATCAAATATCGTAGTTGCGGTTGATGCGTATGCTGCGTTTGCGGCAACTGAAGCGGCTGATATATCTAATATTGTTGCTAATGTTGTAGCGACATCTTCGCTTGCTGCTTCAGAAGCGGCAGACACATTCTCAGGTCAATCTCAAGTATCTTGGTGGTTTAATCTGGCTGCGACTGAAGCACCAGATGTTACCGATTTCACATTTATCACACGCGCTTTGGCTGACCTTGCAGCAACTGAAGCGCCTGACGTTACGAACTTTAGCTTAGACGCTCGGCTTGACGCAGCATTAGCTGTATCTGAACAAAGAGACGTAGCGGCATTCTCGGCTGAGATTAAGCTGATTGCACTGGCTGCTTCTGAAGCATCAGATACGGCTTATATCGTTACTAGTATAATTTCCACAGCGGCACTAGTGGCGTCTGAGGCAAATGATAACGCAAGCGTTACCCTATATGGCAGATGGGGTGAGCTAATCACTCCTGCATCAACTAACTGGCAACTGGTGGCTTAGCAATGGCTAATACATTTACGGCAAATTATAATATGGTTAAGCCTGAGGTTGGTGCAGCTACCAACCAGTGGGGCGGCTTAATCAATTCAAATCTTGATACGATTGATACACAGATCAAGGCTAGAGAAACCGCAATAACTAATGTAACCACTACTGCTAACGCTGCACTTGCAAGGGCTGGCGGCACAATGACAGGGTTTATTACCCTTCACGCTAATCCAAGTAGCAACTATCATGCTGCAACTAAATTATACTGTGATAGCTCATTTATGCCATTTAGTGGCGGCGCATTTACTGGCCTTGTAACCCTTCATGCACAGCCAACGGATGCGTCTGCTGATTTAGCTGTTTCTACTGTTAAATACGTTAAAGATAAGGTATCTGCTGCTGAAATAGCTGCTGGCGCTGGTATTCCATTAGCAGGCAACCCGACTGCTATGACGGGTTATTTGACGCTAATTAATTCTGCTCCAATATCAAATTATCACGCTGCACCTAAAAACTATGTTGATAGTGGCGATAATGCCGCTACAGCGGTAGCTAATACAAAATTACCAAGAGACGGTAGCCAAGCTATGACAGGGCCATTGTCTTTGGCTGGCAATCCATCTTCTGATTTGCACGCTGTCCCTAGACAATTTTTGACAGCTAATTATGTTCCAATTGCTGGAAATGTAACTATGAATGGCCCATTAATTTTATCGGGCGATCCAACAAACCCAAACGGTGCGGTAAATAGAAGTTATTTAGAAACAAACTATATTAATAAGTCATCTAACATCAATCTTGGCGTTGAATTATTTCTGAAGGGCAACGCATCATCTGCATTACAGGCTGTTCCTTATCAGCAATTAACAAATTATGTTCCAACTGCTGGCGGTGTTTCTGTAGGTAGTTTAACAGAAACTGGCAATATAACATTCACAAGCGGCACAGCAACATTAAGCGGAACAAGTCTAGCTATAAGCTGTTATTCTTTAACAGCTACTGGTGATGTTATTCTGCAATCATCCGATTATCGTATTAAAGAAGATATTCGCACCATAGAAAACGCTGTAGACATAACGAAACAGCTTCGTGGTGTTTCTTACGTCCGTAAGGATACCCGCAAGCTCGGTATTGGTGTTGTTGCTCAAGAAGTTGAGCAAGTATTGCCTCAGTTAGTAGCGACAGATGCTAATGGCATGAAGTCTGTAGCATATGCCAATATGGTAGGCATACTGATTGAAGCAGTTAAAGAATTATCAGCCCGCGTTGCAGAACTTGAGGCGCGCTAATGTCATATCTACCCGATAGTGGTAATATATCATTAACAAGTATTAGAAGCATAATGAATGGCGGTAATTCTTTAAGCTCATATAGAAATGCTTATTTCTTTACAGCCGCCAATGCTTATGGGCGATTACCTTCTTCAACAATTAGGTTTTCTGATTTTCGCTCCAAAGGCAAGCAGGCCAATGTTGCTGCTGGACAATATCTTTTATATGGAAATAGCAGCGCAACTATAGGCGTTGTGAATACTTTAGCTATTGACATTGCTGGTGCTGGTGGTGGTGGTGCAGGAGCAAATGGTAACTACAGTGCTGGTGCTCCTGGCGGCAATGGTGGGGCTACTACATTTTCAACACCAATAGGAACATTGACAGGCCCAGGTGGCGGCGGTGCGCCTTCAGCTAACGTGAACGGCACAGATGGCGCGAATAACCGAGACGGCTACCCGTTTGGTGGAACAAGCGGAAATGGCGTTAATCGTGGTGGTATTGGTGGCAGACACACAGTTGCTGGCATTCAACTTAGCGCCGCTACTGACTTTGATGCAATAGCTGCTTGGTTTGGGAAAAATGTCACAGCAAATTGTGGCGTCGGTGGTGCCGGTGGCGCTGGTGGGGTTAATCAAATTCCAGTGTTTACTTTTGGAGGTCAACTAATTAGATACGACTACCCACAAGTCGCATCTGGGTCTGCTGGAACTGATGGCGTTGTCGCTATTTACTGGACGTAACAAATAATGGCTTTTAAAACATTATTACTGCCGCCTGGTATTGAGCGGAATGCCACGCCATACGATACGTCTGGCCGCTGGTGGGACATGAACCTTGTCCGATGGCAGGCTGGAACCTTACGCCCATTAGGCGGCTGGCAACGTGCTACATCTACGCCATTGGATAGCACTGCGCGTGGCATTCATATGTATCGTGACAATAGTAACGTGCGTCACATACTTGTTGGCTCGGAAGCTAAATTATACATTGATACGGGAACTACATTTACTGATATAACCCCGAATAATTTTGTCCCGCTAGACCAAATTGGAACGGCTGCTGGCTATGGCACGTTAGAGTATGGTTATTATACATACGGCGATGCAAGACCAGGGACGACGACGCTTTATTCATCATTGCCTTTCTGGTCATTCAGCAACTGGGGCGAAGATGTTATTTTAACGGCCAATTCTGACGGCCATTTATATTATTATGTGACGACTACAACCACAACAAAGCCAGTAAAGATAACAACGGGGCCGTCTGGTGTATCTTGCGTTGTTGTAACTGATGAGCGTCACTGTATGGCTATTGGCGCATCTTTAACGGGTGTTGCTGGCGCAGCGCAAAGACGTGTGGCTTGGTCGTCAAGGGAAGACTACACAGATTGGGATGTTGCGGACACAACGAATACCGCAGGCTATCTTGATTTAGATGCTCGGACGCCGCTTACTAAAGCCGTTAAGGTTCGTGAGGGTGTTTTAATTCTATCGCTATCTGAGGCATATTTAGCCCGCTATGTTGGCTTGCCTTATGTATATGGCATTGAGCGTATAGCTGATACGACTATCCTTTCACCGGCTGCCTTTGCTGAGTTTAGCGGGAAGGCTATGTGGATGGGGCGTAATGGCTTCTGGTTTTATGAGGGTGGCTTTATCAAGCCAATCGAATGCCCGATAGCTAATGATATTTTCGCCAACATAGACCCAATATATGGCTCACGGCGTTCTCACGCTATTCATAATGGTTCATTCCCAGAAGTATGGTTTTTCTATCCAACTGTCGGAAACAGTGAGACGAATAGATACGCTATTTATAACTACGCAGAAGGTTGGTGGTCTTGGGGCGAGTTATCAAGAACCGCTGGCGTATCAGGTGAAACGTATCCTCACCCATTTATGGCAGGCACTGACGGCCATTTATATGAGCATGAATTTGGCTGGACGGATGCCGGTAATCCTAGAACAAATATCTTTGCCGAGACGGGGATGCTTCCGATAACTGATGGAAGTAGGGGCATAACGATTAATCAAGTCTTGCCTAATAATGGCGATGGCTATGATAGTTTGAAGATTAAGTTTTATTCCCGTCAGACGCCGGAAGGCACTGAGAAGGTCTGGCCGAGTTATACGCCAAGATCCAACGGATATACCGACTGCCGCGTAAGTGGGCGAGACATACGCATACGAATTGAGGCAACTAAGGACATTGATTGGAGTATCGGATCAATGCGCTTTAATGTTGAGCAGGGAACCGGCAGATGAATATTAATCTACCGCCACCGCCGCTTAGCTATAATCCAGGCAGCTTTGCGCAAATCCTTGATGCGTTGAAAAGATCATTTCTATCTACGGTAAGCAAAGACGAAGCTGCGCCAAGGATATTACTACAATCACCAAACGGCTCAGTCTATCAAGTGACTGTATCTAATGCTGGCGTATTAACTGTTGCGTTGAATGACGGCAAAGATAGGATCTGAGGTATTACAAAGGCGCTTAGCTAAAGCGCTTAAACTAGCTGGCAACACACACACGATAGAAGATATTCAGCATGCCGTTGCGCGTGGTGAGATGCAGTGTTTTGTGCATGAGAATAGCTTCGTCCTAACAGAAATAGCAACGACGCCGAGGGCTAAATACTTAAACGTATTTCTAGCTGTCGGTGATTTATCTCTTATGGCTCTGCAAAAAGACTTGAATGAGTTTGCTCACAAAAGCGGATGCTCTTGGATGCAAACGCTTGGGCGGCATGGGTGGAAGACAGTTCTACCCAAATATGGCTGGAAGCCTACTCACACATTATTCATAAACGAGGTAGGAAAAAATGGGTAAGTCATCTGGCGGTTCACCATCAATTATGATGATCCCTCAACAGCAGCAAACTTCTAGCACCGTGTCACTACCAGCATGGGTAGATCAAGCGGCGCAAGAAAACCTGCGTATGGCTAACGATATTTCTGGCCGCCTACCTGGGCCATATACTGGCCAGCGCGTTGCTGACATGACGCCAGGACAGTTATCGGCAATAGATGCAATTAATCAAAATGTAGGCTCTACAAGCTCGCAATTTAACAATGCGGCTAATATGGCTAGTCAGGCGTTGCAAGGCGCTATGCCTGGATACCAGAGCGCAATGAACCTAACAGGACAGGCATTAAATCCAATGTCTGTTAGGGATGCTATTGCTGGCTTAAACCAAGCTGCTCAGCGTGGATATAATGATGTCCAGGCTTCTGGCGACCCATTAGCAAGCTCAATGCAGACGCTAGGCTCTGTCTATAACCCAGCTGCTGGCGGCGTTAGATCCGTTGCTGGCGCTCAAGATATGATCGGGCAGTCATTCAATCCAGTTTATCAAGCTACTAATCCGGCAATCAGTTCACTACGGCAGACAGTAGATGACGCTCGTAGTTTGCAGGGATTTAATCCAGATAGGGTTTCTGCCCAATCATTGCCGCAAGGCGATATTGCCTCGTATATGAACCCATATACTGAGAATGTTATTAACTCATCTTTGAATGTGCTTGATCGTCAAAGACAGGGTGCATTAAATCAAAACGCCGATGCTGCAATTAGAAGCAAGGCTTTTGGTGGTTCTCGCCAAGCTATTCAAGATGCGGCGACTAATACTGAATATGGTATCCAGGGCGCTCAGTTAGCATCCAATCTTCAGAACCAGAATTTTCAGCAAGCTCAGGCTGCATTGCAAGCAGATCAAGCTCGTCGTCTCCAGGCTGACTTGGCTAATCAATCTGCCGGTATCCAAGGCGCAGGCGTTAGACAAAACGCTGCACAGCTTACGGGTAATTTAGCAAACACTCTTGGTGGATTGGGTCTTAACGCTGGCCAGTTTGGTATATCCGCTGGAAATGCTTACGGCAATCTTGGTTTGCAAAATGCTCAGACAGGTATCAGCCAAGCTAATACAATGGGTCAGTTAGGCTTATCCGCTAGAGGGCAAGACATTTCTGCTCAGCAAGCAAATCAAGACGCTGCGCTTCGTAATCAGTCAAATCAAATATCGGCTATTCAAAATGCCGGTTCACTTGGATTACAAAATGCTGGTCTTACAATGCAAGGCGCTGGACAGCTTGCAGACATAGCTAATCAGCGTGCTTCGCTCGGCCTAGATACATCTCGCACTCTTGGCGATTTAGCCGGAGCCGGTCAGCAAGCGTTTCTTCAAGGCGCAAACGCTGGAATTGATGCTGGTGGGTTGCTTCAAAATCAACAGCAGAACCAGATTACAGCGGCTCAGCAAGCTATCGCTGACCAACGCGCTGCAATGCTTGACCCGATTACATTACGCCTTCAAGCGCTTGGCCAGACGCCATATGGCCAGACGACAACAGGAAGCTCATTCGGCTTACAGGGGCAAGCATATCAACCAACAAGCAGCAGCCCGCTTGCTGGCTTACTAGGTGCTGGCCTTACTGGATTGCGTGCCGCCTCTGGCCTTGGCTGGCAACCATTAGGAAGATAGCCCAATGAATTTAGCGCAAACAGATATTGAATATCTTCGCCAGAAAGCTGCTGATAAAGGCTATAACGCCGATGATTTGTTAAAAGTCATCAACTACGAAAGTAGTGGCAGGCCAGATGTGTGGGGCGGGAAGAATAACCAGTATTATGGCTTAATCCAATTTGGCCCAGAAGAGCGTAAACAGTTCGGCGTTGATACACTGCATCCATCAGCAATCAATCAAATTGATGCAACATTTAAGTTTTTAGATGCGCGTGGCTTCAAGCCTGGGATGGGTTTACTGGATGCCTATTCAACTGTGAATGCTGGTTCGCCAGGACACTATAAAGCATCAGATGGCAATGGGACTGTTGCTAGTCATGTTGCCGCTATGCAGGGTAATGCAGTTGGCCAGCCAATGAATATAGCGCCGGCGGTGAATACGACATCTGACAAGACAAAGGATGAGATTACAGCATTGATTGATGCTGGCTACGATCCCAAGGCTCTGAAAGCCAAGCAAGCTATGAATGAGCTAGGTGACTATGGCGATGGCCTTTTAAAGCAAGCCTACCAGCCAGCGCAGATGTTATCGCCTACACCAATGGCGCCCATGCAGATGATGAATGCGCCAATTCCTCAAGCTAATCGTTTTAACCGTGGCCGCACTCGCGGGCTCTTAGGATAAGAGGCTAATAATGGCACTGATGGACTTCGCCTCGCGGCTGCTTGGTTATAACCCATTTGATACGCAAAATTCCAATGCGCCTGTATCCGGCCAGCAAGCATCTACGGCTGCTATTGCTCAGCCAACGCTTGGCCAGATGTATCAAGATGATTTACGACAAGCTCAGTTTGATAGGCTAGGTAATCTTGGCATGTTGTTGTTAGCTTCCAGCCAGCAGCTAACGCCATCACAAAGAGCCACTATCCTCGCTCAAGCACCTCAATATATGGACGGCGCTCAGCGTGATGCGATGACAGCTGCGCAAGCTCGGCTGATGAATATGCAGGGCAAGGCAACTCAAGATGAGATGACAAGAGTAGATGCTCTGCGTCAAAGATTTAATGATCCAAATTTTGTTAAGTCGCTTGGCTTGTCACAAGATCAAGCTCAGGCTCTTGGGCCTGCTGGCATTCAAAAGCTGCTTGAGAACCAAGCAATGGCTAATACGCCAGAAAACATTTTGGATAGACAATATAAGCAAGCTCAGATTGAACATTTGCTTAACCCACCTAAGACGCAAGTAACACCACAAATGGTTGACTTGCCAGGTGGCGGTAAGGGATGGGCTACGCCAGGAAGCGCTGATGTATTGCCTATCGGTGGTGCTGGCAAAGGTGGCACTGACCCAGAAACAGCAAAACGAACAGAGGCAGAGGATAAGAACCTCACATATGCCAAGGAAGCTATTACTGCGAATAGGTATCTTTCTGATCCATTAATCTATGGTGACTTAACGAGCGGCTATAAAAATCGAGTTAATAAAATTCCTACACTAGAAGGATCATGGGCTGGTGAGAAATACCTAACAGGTGACAGCCAAGCTAATAGCTTCGTTGATAGTGTTGTTAGACCGCGATCTGGCGCAGTCGTTGGGCAATCTGAGATGGCTGATAAAAAGCGCATCTTTACGCCTATGCCAGGCGATAGTCAGGAAAGACTTTTCCAAAAAGCACAACAGCGATCTGAGCATATTAAGAGCCTCATAGCCGGTGCTAATCCAGCTGACAGGCCGATGCTGCAAAAGATGTTTGAGGATAGCCAGCAAGAGCTATTGAACGCTTACCCAAGCAATCAAACAAATTCTCAGCAAGGTATTCCAGGCGTAAAAAGCATCCGTCAGATACAATAATTGAAAGGCTTGATATGCCAACCTTCCAAATAGAACTTGATGATGGCCGTAAATTTGAGGTTGACGCTGTAGATCAACAGTCTGCTCTAGCTGCATTTCGCCCTAGTGTAGATCAGTCTCAGCCTCTTGATATGTATCATCAAAGAGCACGCGACGTTATCAACGAGCAAGCTGCAAGGGGGCGGGATATATCCGGCGGGTATTTGGATAAATACCTCAAGGGCGCAACTATGGGCTTTGGCGATGAGCTGGTCGCTGGGATGAGAACTGGCCTTGGCGCTGTTGTAGATCCAATGTTGCACATTGGTGATCCTAATTACAAAAGCATCCCTATTGCTGAGCGCTACAATTACGAAAAGGCTCTGGAAGACGAGCGCGCCAAAGATGCTGACAAGCGAACTGGCATTTTGGGTAAAGCAACTGAGATTGTTGGCGGTCTTGGAACTGGTCTAGGAGCGGCTAGAAATGGCCTTACCCTGATAAGAGAGGGACAGCAGCTTCTGCCAAGGATAGGCTACTCAGCGCTTGAGGGCGCTGGATATGGCGCAGTTTCTGGAGCTGGTGAAGGCGATGGTTTTAATGATCGCGTGCAGAAGGCGATTGCCGGCGGCGCCAGCGGTGCCGCAATAGGCTCAGCGTTGCCAGCAGCTGGTGAAGCAATCAAAACTGCAGTAGCGCCAGCTTTATCAAATATAACCGCTCGCGTTGATCCGGCTGGTTATGCCAGATCTTTAATAGCTCGCGGATTAGATCGGTCTGGAATGTCTGCAGACGATGTCACGCAGCGCTTGCAACAAGCTAGGGCTGAAGGACAGGGCAATTATCAGCTGGCAGATGTCAGCCCCGCTTTTCAACGTATGACTGCCGGATTTATGAAAGCGCCCGGTGAGGCTAAAACTCTCGGCACTGAAATGCTAGAGCGCCGCCAGGCAAATCAAGGCGCTGAGTTACGGTCTGCAGTGCGTGAGGGGTTAAATGCCCCACAGACTGCAGAGCAGCTTGATGTTGCCCTTAGAGAATTGAGACGAAATGAAGCTAATGCACTTTATGGGATAGTTGACCGTCAAGCTCAATCTGTTGACGTTACGCCTGCATTAGCGGAAGCAGATGCTTTCCTTCGCCCAGGTGGAAATACAATCGGCCCAGAATTAGGACAAACCGTAAGGGACGACAGTATTGAAGCCGCTGTGAGAAGAGCTAGAGGATATCTAGCCAATGGCGACGATAGAGTTACTAATTTCCAGCAAGCCCTGCGTGCTAAGCAGGAAATAGATAATCTTATAGAAGCTGCCAATCCGCAAATACAAATGCGGCTTATTCCTGTTCGGGATGCTTTAGACGCTCAATTAGAGCAAGCGTCAGGCATGTATGCGACTGCGCGAGATACATATCGACGTAGGTCTGAGCAGATTAATGCGATTACTCAAGGACGCAATTCTGCTAACTCTGGATTGCCAGAAGATACAATCCCAGCATTTGCTAGACTATCCCCCGCAGAGCAATCATCTTTTAGAGTTGGTTATGCCGACAGCTTAATGGGAAGTCTTGGCGGCCCACCAGGTGTAAATAAAGCTAGGCCATTAACGGCTGATTATGTTCAGCAAGAAATAAACGCTATTGCTGAGCCTGGCCGATCTCAAAGACTATTTAGAACTATTGATAGATCGGGTCAGATGAATGAGACAAGAAATCTATCAAATAGAGGATCTGCAACCGCAGAAAATATAGCTGATGCTCAAGATGCGACCGTAGACCCGAGGTTATTTAGCCAGATTGCTCAGGGCAACTTAATGGGCGCCCTGTCTACGCTTGGAACCGGCGCATCAAATGCTGTTACAGGAAATACAGAGGCAGTCAGAAACGAGGCTTTGCGTATTCTGCTTGGTGTAAATCCAGCAACTCAGTCTGCTAGTTCCGCTAAACAGTTATTACAGCGGATTGGTATTGCAACTCCAAACAGAGCACCTGTAACAGATCTGAGGGCAATGCTCGCAGAGATACAAGCTGCAACTCGCAGGCGTCAACGAAGCGAGGCGAATGCTTTACGCGGCCTCCTATCTGTTAGTGGCGAGCAAGCGGGGTTTATGCAATGATATACTTTCTATTCTTCCTCACTTTACCAATTACGATGTCAATGATGGCTTGTTCAGCTATCAGATCTTATGTGCGTGCAAAGAAATAATTCAATTATTTCTGCACATAACAGCAGCAATTAAAGTTACGCTGCTATTCTAGGCGTTAGACGCCGCAATCCATAGGAAATGATGAAATATTGGAACCTCCGCTTTGCGGGGGCGTTGGCGCTTGCGTTATTCGCTTCGCCTGCCTTTGCATCCGTAGATCCAGTGTCGGATCTTTTCGACGGTTTATTTGATCAAGAACCAGTTCAAGTTCAACAAACCACCTGGCGCAAGCATGGGCGCCGTATCCACATAGATACAAACTCCAGCGTCAATCAAATGATTGCCGAGCATGTATCAGCTCGCATTGGTTCGCATTGGGTAGATACAGCAATCCAGATCGCTCGCATCGAGAGCGGCGGTAATTGCTCAGCAGTAAATAGATCCGGCGCTACAGGAATATTCCAAGTCATAAATCCACAACGCTTTGGTGTTTCTCGCGCAGCTGCTCGGACATGTTCTGGCGGTATCGCTGCAGGCGTTTCTCACATGGAAGCCTGCATAGCTAAGGGTGCACAAACACACGCTCAAATGTTGAGGTGTCATAACAGCGGCTCACCTTTTGGAAGGGTTGAGCGCGCCTATCGGAGATACGTTTAATGTCACAGTGGCCTCTGCAAAGCGAATGCTTGGCAAAGTTTGGAAACCCATACGCACCAGGTTGGGGGAACACGCACATTGTTCATGTGCAATGCCCCTGGCAGCTTTATATGGGGCAACTGCGTATTCCATACATCAAGATAAATAAGATTGCTGCAGACAGCTTAAAGCGCGTTCTGGATAACGTCTGGAACGACTGCGACAAAGACCTTGAAAAGATCAAAGCAATTCATGCTGATCAGTTCAGCGGTGATTGGGTAATACGCCAGGCGCGAGGTCTGAAAATGATCTCGATGCACAGCTATGGCTTGGCAATAGACTTTGATGCACCTCACAACGGCTTGGGCAGATCAAAGCATTTCTTTAATCACAAAAACCCATTGATTGCTGCATTCCTTGAGGAAGGTTGGATCTGGGGTGGCGATTGGAAACGCAAAGATGCCATGCATGTGCAGGCAGCGAGGCTCAAATGATCCGCGAGCTAATTCACTCACTAATAACGCTACTCATGATGGTTTGTCTTTTATTTGGTGTGGCGTTTTTAACAGCATGCACGCCAGTGAAATACATCACTAAATGCACGTTTATTCAACCTGACAACTGTAACTAGGAGAAAACTATGCTTATCGGATGGCGAACCTATCTTATGTCTGCTTTAACGGCAGCTTTTGGCGCACTGGCTGTAGCTGATTGGAATACGTTTCTAAACGACCCTAAAGCTGGCTGGTCAATTATCACCATGTCTGTCCTTATGGCAGTAATGCGTTCTATCACGACGACACCTCCTGCAAATAAATGATCTCCCTCATCCTATCAATTATCAGCGGCCTGTTTAGCGCCGCTGGTAAGCTCTTTGAATTTATGTATGCGCAAAAGCTCGTAGATGCTGGCAAAACAGCTCAAAAGCTAGATGATTTAAAAGGTCAAATTGATGCAGCAAAGACGGCAGTTTTACTTCGTGAAAAGGCTCGCCGCGCTGCTGAGCTTGATCCAGCTGGCGTCATGTCAGACGACGAGTTTGTCCGACCCGACGATAAATAGTCTCGCGTTTTGTGATGCCGCACGCCCAATTTACTGGTCGAAGCGTGATACTCCCAAAACAGTAGAGCAAATCAAAGAGCATAATGCGGTTGGACGCATATGTGGCTGGGGGAAGAAATGATACGCAATGATGAAGGCTTCGTAAAACACACAATGGAAGCAATCGACGTTGTATTTACAACTGCTGGTGAAAAAGCATCTGCAGCTGTTAGCGTTGCAATGATTTCCACGCCAGTTTGGAAAGTATGGTTACAAAACATATCTGAGACAGCTGCTTTAATTGCCCCATTGTTGGGTTGCCTGTTTCTAGGTCTACAAATTTTGTTGAAGATCCTTGAAATAAGCTCCAGGGGGAAATGATGTCTCAGGTTGCTGGTAAAAGCCAACTGAGTGACGCAGAAATAAAGAAAACCAGAATAGCATTTGAAGCAACCGGCAATATAACACAAGCCGCCAACCTACTTGGTATCTCACGCCGAACGATGCAGCATAGATTGCGATGCATCAATAACCCGAGCGGCATAAACGCTGAAACAATTATCAAGCAAAAGTTTTCAGCACCAGAATTGCCCTCCTCACTACCATCTATCGAAGAATTACTTGAAGCTCGAACAGCCCAAGGCGAACGATCGAGAGTTGCAGATGAAGCGCGCCACCTTATACCTATTCAAGTCAATATTGATGGGCCTTTTGGCCTTATGGTTTTCGGTGATCCTCATGTGGATGACGATGGTTGCAACATGCGCCTTTTGCGGCACCACGTTGAGCTCGCCAAGCACCCAGCAATTGTCACCGGCCACATCGGTGACGTTGCCAATTTTTGGGTTGGTCGGCTTGCGCGGTTATATGCACATCAATCCACCAGTGTTCACGAAGCCATCATGCTGGCCGAATGGTTGCTTACTCAGCATGACAACCTCTTCTGCGTCTTAGGCAATCACGACAGTTGGCAAGGCGGTGGATTAGAGAACCCAATTAACTGGATACTACGTCACGCTGGAACAGTGACCGAGGATGCCGGCGTTCGGATTGCATTACAATCACCATGCGGAACAGTGACACGCCTTAATGCCAGGCATGATTTTCCAGGCAGAAGTCAATACAACATCAACCACGGCATGCGGCGTGAGCTGGCATTTGGCCATCGAGATCACATCCTGGTCAGTGGTCATCTGCATAGCGGCGGCGACCAAGGCTTATGCCACGATGGTGATGGCATGGTCAGCCAGCTCGTCAGAGTTAGTGGCTACAAGCAAGTAGACCATTACGCCAAGCAACTGAACTTCCCGCCTCAGAAAATTCACCCATCAGCGCTGATTATCATTGACCCCAGGGAGCCGGAAACAAGCCGCGCTCGATCCTGGTGCGCGCCGACTGTTGAGATCGGCGTAAAACTTTTGAATGCCATACGAGCAGATTACGAGGCGTATAATGAAGCTAGAAGAGAACAGCTTAGTTCAAGGAATAAAGACGGCTCTAATACAAAAAAACATAAGTAAAGACGCTGCATTAACAGATGCAGCTGCCTGGATCGCAGAGCTTTCTCTCCAGGTGCAAAAGTCAGACAAACAAATATCAGCCGGCTACTGCCGTCGAGACACTTCTCACCTCACTTACTTACACCCTCACATCACCGCGACAGCACCAGCAATCGTGGATGACGGCTCATGGATCGCAACCGGCAGGGAATAATCCCATGATTGACGATGAAGACGATGATGAAGATTACGCACCAGATTGGCTTGATGAATTGCCATTAGATCCAGTTGCCGCCAGAGCAGAAGCATTCTGGAAAGGCATAGCTCTTCTTGTTCACATTCAAGACGCAGAGCTACGTCGAGAGGGTCTGATGATGTTGGGGGCTATCCGTAGGAGCTTTAAAACGCTTCCATCTGGCGATTTGGCCAGCATTCCAGGTGGCAAGCCTAACTAGAACAAACCGTGTTCAATATGCATATAGTTTTGCATACACTGCATATACCTAGCTTCACGTTTTGTGCTCTTTTTGCCGGTTACAGGAAAACTTTTGTTCTCCTGTAACCTATTGTTTTTGGCGGAAGAGGTGGGATTTGAACCCACGATACGGTTTCCCGTATGGCGGTTTTCAAGGCCTATATGTATTTGCACCTTTCATATAGCCTAACATTTTGTTTCTATTCATATATTTCATCTAATTAGCCGGCCAATTACCTAGTTTTGTATATACTTTTGCATATAGCCAGTGCCACCTTTTGCCATTGCCTTTTCTTCCGGCGTTAGATGCGCAAGATAATCCTCTGTAGTTTTTACTGACGTATGGCCGAGGTGTTGTTGTAGGTCATATATGTTCATTCCACCCTTGAGTGCCTCAACCGCAAACAAATGTCTGAGGTCATGGTAACGGAAACGTCTAAATTCCTTGCCTTCCTTTTTCATTCTATTTTCAAGTTCTCTGCGTATATGGCAAAAGTCTGAAGCAGCCTGGGAAAATTTCGTTTTATTTGGCTTGGCAAAAATCAAATCAGCACCAAATGCTCTAGGCAGTGTGGCAAAAAACGCCGCTGCATCCTTTGATTGGATCGGCCTCAGAGATATCACCCTCTGCTTATTCCCCTTGCCAACAACCCGCAGCGTTTTCCGCTCTGGGTCATAGTCACGCCAACGAGCCGTAACTAGCTCATTCTGACGGCAGCCGGTAAGCCAAGCGGCTCTGATTAAAGTCCCAAATTCTTTAGGCGCGGAAGCAATTAGTAATTCAACCTCAAGTGGTTGGGGTAGGGATATGATTACCTTGCGCTGTTTTACAAGACGGCGACGGCTAAGAGTTGGGTTATCTTCCCGCCAATCTTCTGAGATAGCGTAATCCATAATCTTCGATATTGCTGATAAATCATTTTTAATTGTAGAAGCAGCGCGTTTATTACTACGTCTAGCTTTGATAAAATCACCGATAATCTTTCCATTAATTGATGATATATTTAAATTAGCAAAATATGGTTCTATCTGTTTTAGTGATACAGAGTATCTCTTGGCTGTCTGTGCTGGTATGTGCTTTCCTTCGTGCTCAATCCATTCTGCTACTGCGTCTAACCATGTAATTTTACGATTTCCGCGCCAGGCCCAATTCTCTGCTTCTTTGATGAGCTTGTCTCTTTCGGCCCTTGCAACTTTAACATCGCTTGTTCGTAGCGTTCTCTGGATGAGTTGGCCCTTAACATAGGCTCTGAGGTAATATTGGCCGTTCCTGCAAACGAGATTTTGGTCTTGATTTTTAGACATTCGTTTTCTCTTTCTTTGACGTATTCCTGCAGCTTATTTTTGTCGAACGTCCAAAGACTTGCAATTTTAGCCGCTCCAGGCAACTCTCCCCTAGAAGCCATAAGAGTTACAAGGCGCTTTGACACGCCTAAGACCCCAGCTGCTTGTGTTGCTTTGATACGTTCAGTCATTATTTATCCTCATACAGCGATCGTCTTGGCGGCAATTTCAAAGGCTCTTTCACCGCTTTTGCCTGTTTCGGAAATCCGCTGCCGCGCAAGCTCGGTTTTTTTCTGACGCCCAAATGAAGCGCTTCTCGTCTCTTCGCCTGCGCAATTTGCTTAACGTCGCTCTTTGTTTTTTTGTCATGGCAAGGCGTGCAAAGTAACTTTGCATTTTCAATAGTCGCCTCACCGAGAAGCCCATCTGGTCGAACATGGTCAATCTCCCAGCGCTTAGCTAATGCGCCGCATTCTTCACAAAAGACTTTGCCATCTACGGTGGCGCGTTTGATACACGCCACCTTGACTGCTTTGCTAAACTCTTTGCGTTTAGTCATTTCCAGCTAATAAATTCTCTTGCTACTCTGCTGCGATTGACAAATGCGAGTTTTGTTGCAGCAAGATTGGTTCGAAAGAACTCGTCGGAATAGTTGAAGCCGCTATCTCCAACTTCAATGTGTCGATTATGCTCTTCATCAAATAACCTCTCACCCGAGCCTCCGCTCGAGAAATCTTTCCAGCTCTCAGGTCTGTTAAATCCGCGATAAGCGTATCTCTTAACTCGTAGGTGTTCTTCATGATCTGCCTCTTTATGGTTTCTAAGCAGCTTCGCTAATTCATCTAAAACACGAAGCCGATGCTTTACGACAACATAATCGTTGCGCTTGCATTCTTCACAGACAACTTTCCCATCAAATAAAGCGTCTGTATAATAACCGGTAAATCTAGGTTTTTTGTCCCAATGACATTGATGGCATTTAAATTTTAAAGACATGCAGCATAATGCAAAACCTTGCTCATCTATTCTGCCTACTGGATATACGTCTTTATATAAAATGCCATTTATTGCTGTGTAAAATTCACTTTGAATGAACCTTTCAGATCCATTTGTTCTTGCCCCTTGATATTTATGTTTGTGTAATAATGTTCTGTGAACCAAATACTTCCTGCCATATTCAAGTGCGACACGAATAGCAGCTCTGATCTCAATGTTTGAGTTTTGATCAAAACATTGTTGTTTTCGTATCGCCTTGAAAGCGTGTCCGGCAGATATGTAATAAATTCTAGCCATCAGTCTTGTGGGATATCTTTGATGCGTAACCATTCAGCATCATCATTTGATACATCCAGAACCCACATTGAGCTGTCGTCGCACAGAGCAAATAATGCCTGGCCACTTTCTCCATATCCGTCCTGGTATGACCCAGATGTAATACTCACTACTTCTCTCATAGCTTCATCTCCGCACGATTATTTGCCTCTTCACTCATTTGCTCGCTGTGACGCATACGCAGCCAATCAGCCTTAACCTTTGCTAAATTCGCATCTTTACGAGCGGCAACCATTCCTCTGACATATGTTTTCCATTCCTCAGAACCCTTCGCCAGCATCTCTGCTTTGCTAACTGAGGTGTCGCCAGTTGCGACGTATTTCTGCATCATGTCGCTGAGCGTTGCCGACTTACATTCTTCTAAAATATCGGCCAAAGCATTCAGCTGAACCCATTCTTTTGCAGCTTCTTTCCAGCGAAAACTAATAGTCTCGTCTGTCATCAGTCACCCCAATGAAACTTTCTTTTTGGAATAAAGAGGGGCTTACCCCTCTTTCTCAAAAAGGGTCGCTATCGTGTATTTGTGATGCAGTTGGCTTGCGCGGCGTCATGTCGCCTTTGCGCTTTACTTTCCCCGATAAAAATTCACCATTGCTGCCCTGGCGCAGTTTTGCGTCTAGGTAAAACTCATTCCCATCTTCATCTATTAAGGTGCCGCGCCAATCAGCGTGCCAATCCTCAGTCTTACGGTCGTTCTTGTTAAGGGTGAATGTCCCGCGCTTATCGAACTCAGCCATTTGATTTCCTTACTTGTTTAATTGATGTTTCTAGCTTGTAATATTCTTCGCCAATTCTCACTTTGTGAGCCTTTATAAGATTGGCGGTCTTACCCCTGTTAGCCTCACCCCATTCTTCTAATGCCGTGAAAGACACGCATTGCTTTAATGAAGCGAGTAATTCTTCCAATATTGCGGAAGATTGCTCAGCAGATAATTCAGATGGCTTTTCACGCTTTGGTGCTTGCGTGGCGGTGACTGCTGCATTGCCGTCGTCGTCTTCCTCGCCAGCAATGCCGACTAGACTAAACAAGCTGTATCGTCGGCTGTAGGTCAGTGCAGAGCCCATCTCTTGTTGCTTGGCTGGGAATACGCAAACTGGATATTCAGCCTCAATCCATTGCCCAGATTTATGAGCTAAGCGGGTATCCAGCATAAGGACATTGCCCTCAACCCGAGTAGCCTGGACAACACTTATGTTGTGTTTCGACATACACTCACGGACGATGTTTAGCCCTGTATCAAGCGTCGCATACTTAGACCTAAAATGTGGGTTGTTGCCGTCCTTAGCCGGATTAACAATCACTGCCTGAGCCTTGGATAAATCCAGAGATATTTCATTAATAGCTTCTGATGTTCTCATGACTTTTCCTTGCGAATTGTTATTGCGCCGCTTTTAGAACGAGACGCTTTAATGCCGTGGCCGAATGCTTCTTGAACATCTGGCTCAACAAGTTCTTTGATGCGCTTAGCTGCAGCCTCAAATGCTTTGGCGGGGCCGTAATGCATGTGCCAATCGCCGGCAGCATCTGCCCAGCTATTGTGGCCGGTCATATCAACCTTACGAATAGCCTCTACTGGCGCTTTGATTTCGACAGCTACCGGCGGGTTTCCATTCTGCACGCATTCCCAGAAATTACGCTCGGCAGCTATCATTTGGCCCTGATAAATTGGGTCAGCGTCTATTTCGAATAGCTTCCACTTCATCGTTCCAAAGAATACGCTCAAATAAGCCTTCTGGTGGCCGCAGACACGCATGCAATGCTGTAACTGTGGGTAATACCGCTCAAGTATCGCTTCCTCAGTCTGGAACGCGCTAACGTGCTTTGCTTCAAATATTGCTCTAGGCATCTGTCTCTCCGTCTAATGTGCAAAGCATAAATGGAAATTCAGCGCTGATAACTTGCTCACCTTGACGTGTGACAACCTTGCCGGTTTCTTCTTCAAACCAGGTGATGTTAAATTCTTCAGTAAAGCTGCCCATTCTTACCGGCAGCACGCGGCTTAAATCTTCCGGCTGTATTTCACCGCGCTTCTCTTTCCAAAGACGCAGTATCTTTTCTGCGTCACCAGACATGATGATGTTAGCGTCAGAACCACCCAGACCTTGCTTGCGGAAAGCCTTTTGCTGTTCAGTTAGCATCAGCTGGCCTCCCGTAACCTGACATCACGTTGTTAAACACTTCGACAGCCTCGAGAGCGCGAGAATACGAGCGCGCTGGGATGTGAATAGAAAGATCAGAGATGATCGTCTTACGATCGCGTATTTCGATCCAGGTGGAGACATCTCCACGCTGAACCGAAAGATGGATGTCGCCTTCCGCGTGAAAGGCAATGGTGCCGCTTTTCATTGCTGGCCACCAAAAACATATGAGCCAACAACGAAAACTGCGCCGACGACAACGCTAGGAGCGGCGAACAAAGCGCACGCTATTTGTAGTTCCGACATAATGACCTCCTGCTTGGTATGACAAGAAGTATATCGAAATATTTTCGAAGATCAATACAGTGATCGAATTATTTTCGACTAAAAATATTTAAAGGCACCCACTTGACCATGACTGAAAGCCGAACGAATATGGAACATGGTCAATGTAATTACCTATATAAAAATTACATTTTAGGATTTAGGGGGGGTGGGTTATGTCGGAGCAGGAGCTGAAATTTATGGCATTACAATTAGCTACACAGCTGCCAGAAGAATATGAAGATGCCAAAAAGTTACACGCTTATATAGGCGAGATCATTGAGCAATGGCTCTACCTCGGCAATTATGCGGGGGGGGGGGGGTAACAACCCCATGATTTGATTATTCTTTTTCAGATAAAAGCTTAGCAAGATTTACGGGCAATGCGCCCATATCTCCCAAATAAATGTAATCTAATGTTGCGCCGGACACTCTGTGCAATTGAATAGCTTGTGGGACAGGTATTAAGCCTTTCCCCGCTTCCCACACATGATAACGCTTAGGGTCTATATTAAGCCGCTTGGCCATTTCGACCTGGTTCTCAACGCCTATTACGCTTCTTAATAGAGCTAGACGCTTGCCTACAGCTCTAATACCAGGGTCACTCATTACATCCACCGCCCACCAAAGGTTAATAAAGAGTTAAAACTAAAATATCAACAAATAAATTTGGATATACCGAAAACTTTTATCTGAGTTAATAACGAAAAATATTCGACACATATTGACGTATCGAAAAATTTTCGATAGCTTCGGGATATGCTTACGACATTAAAATCATCCGCTGAAGTCATTGATGCCCTAGGCGGGACAAAACCATTAATTGAGCTTCTTCATGTTGGCAGCGCTGCTGTCAGCGTATGGCGTGTTCGTAACCGCTTTCCAGCTCATACCTTTCCCAAAATCCAGCAAGAGCTTCTTGCTCGAGGCATGACTGCAGACGCTTCTTTATGGTCGTTTGCTCGTAAAAAGTCAGAGCGTCGTTCGGAAGTTGCGCAATGAATAACTTTCCGCACCCACAACCTCCCAAGGGTGCGGATACTGGCGGCTCGTTGAGCTACAGTTCCGAGCCGCCTTTTTTATTCAACAACAATAAGAAGTTTGACATCCAGCTTTCTCAAGCATTGCAAGCTGAGAAAAGGTTAGCCGAGATATTCTCTGTTAAAAAGATCGAAAAGATCGAGCTAAAGACCGAAACTTGGCAGTGGGAGCAAACCGGCAACATCTGCATTGAATATAAGTTCAATGGCGAGCCATCCGGTATTGCCGCAACGCAAGCAGATTATTGGGTTCACGAATTACGCAGAGACGGAGAAACGCTTTGTTATCTTATGTTCCCAATCGAGCGCATGAAAAAGGTTGCTCGGCATTTCCATGACATCGGAAGCAAGCGAGCCAAGTCAGGCGATGGCGGTAAATCTGAAGTTGTTTTGATACCTCTTGCCGAGGTGTTGAAGTGACGCATTTTACCCGCAAACCCACACAAATTGTGATGCTGGAGCTTCCACCACCTATCTCGGTGAACGCTCTTTACCGCGCCATTGTGCGTCCAGGTTCAAAGCACGCAATTAACATTAAGTCAGAGAAATACAGAGATTGGATTTTTGGCGCTGGAAAGATCCTTGAGGAACAGCGGCCAGGATATGTTGGTGGGCATTACGGTCTGAGGATCTCTCTCCCCGTCAACTGCAGGATGGATCTTGATAACTCCGTTAAGTGCGTGAGCGATCTCCTGCAATCTCACAACGTCATTGAAAACGATCGACTGATGCAACGCCTAGAAGTTTGGCGGGGCGCTGGCGACACGATGTCTGTTTGGGTGATTTCTACGCGGGAGGTTAAGTGATGGGGTGGAATTTTAAAAGATTTAAATGGACGCCGGCAACGATTGAGGCATTAGCAGCTGGCAAGCTCGAGGGATTGAGCCACGCTAAAATTGCAGCTCGAATTTCGGTGCAATTTAACACACGTTGCACCGGATCAATGGCTCAGGCTTGCTGGTTAAAGCTAGTCGATAAAAACTATTTTGAGAAGCGACCAGAGTTTGATGATCTTGTTTTAGCAACACTTGAGATGCGACGGGATCAAAAGCCATTTAACGACACGGCTGAGCAATGCCCGATCCGCGCTAGTATTTTGCATTTATTGGATCTTAAGCGAGCCGGTCATAGCCCACGTTTTACTGAGCTAAAGATCGAAAGCGAATACTGGCCTAAAACATATAAGTCGCAAACTCCATATCATTCTTACAGCAGTTCTCCTGCAGCTTTGTGCGTGGGGGATTAAGAATGCATTACGTTAAACCTTGGACGCCACACGATGACCAGGTGTTGCGTGAGATCAGCGGATCTGGTCAGCCGGCCAGGATTGCTGCCGATATTTTGGGTAGATCTAGAAATGCAATTCTAGGTCGCGCCCATAGATTGAATATTAGCTTTGGTCGTGAGTTTTCTTACAAGCAGCCAGCTAATGACCACAGGATTGATAAGCCAATCAAGGTCAAGAAGCCACGCAATCGACCAGCTGAAGAGACGTTAATCTATCCGCTTCACGAGATGCCAGAGGCTGCTGTTACGCCATATGGACAGCCTCGAGAGTTATTAGATCTTGAGCCGCATCACTGCCGCTGGGCATGTTTTGAGATCGAGGGAACGCATCAGTTTTGTTGCGCTGATCGTATGCCTAATAAGCCATACTGCGTTGAGCATCAGCTAATAGCTTACAGCAAAAGACGGCTCCGCGAGGTGACGGAATGAGCCGACATTGGATGCCTTTTTACATTGCCGATTATTTGGCCGACACCAGACGGTTAAGTCTCGCTGAGCATGGTGCCTATATGCTTCTTATTATGGAGTATTGGCGCAATGGTGGATTGCCAGATGATGATAAAAAGTTAGCTAGAATTATTGGCGCTACGACTAAGGAATGGGTCGAGATACGAGACGCTATAGCTGATTTTTTTGATGAAGGTTGGAAGCATAAGCGGATTGATCTAGAGCTCGGAAAACATTGCGTTATCTCTGAAAGACGCAGCGCTGCAGCAAGCAAAAGATGGACATCCAAAGCAGATGCAAATGCAATGCAAATGCATAACGAAAGCGATGCAAATGCATATGCAAATGGCATGCGATCACAACCACAACCACATATATCTTCTAACGAAGATATAAATAATACTTCTACGTCAAAAGCTCCTGACGGCTGCGCCGTCGTCAGCCCATCAAAACGATTTGATGATCAGCTACTCAGGACAACTGCAGAAGCCTGGAACGAATTAGCCAACAGCCTTGGCTTAGCAACCGTCGCTAAGCTGACTGATGCTCGGAAGGTAGCGATCACCCGCCGAGCCAAGGAGCTTGTCGAGGATTTCGATTTTGAAAATCCGGCTGCAGGCTTTTCCGAGTTGTTTTCCAAAATTCGTGGATCTCCATTTCTTCGCGGCAATGAAAGCAGCTGGCGCTGTGATTTCGACTGGTGTTTCGCGTTGAGCAATTTCACAAAGATCATGGAAGGCAAATATGAAAATCGGCCTCAAAAAGTCGTTTCCTTCAGACGATAATCCATTTTCTGATGCAAAAAGCTATGAGGCAAAAGCTCGAGCTTATTGCTCGCGTGCCGGTCGGCAAGACGGTAGCCATCCGATAATTGAGGCCAATACACCCGAGTGGTCTAGGTGGATGGAATACTTCCAACACATCGGCCATCCGCACGCCAAGCTAGACAGCTTTGCTAACAGACGCGGCAGATTAACAGTTCCTGCAAATACGCCGGATGCTTTTGAACCAGGTTGGCAGGCTAGCGATAGCTTTGATGAGAAAAACCCAGTTGTGTCTAAGCCGACACAAACTCAGGCGTATGTTTCACCAGAGCAAAAAGCTGCCTCACGTTTACGGATGGACGAGATGTATCAGTCTTTCCGCAAGGGTTGCCCTGGTGGGCTTAAATCAACAACTCGAGACGTTAGGGAAGCTGAAGCTGACAAGCGTGCAGCTATCAAATGGCTGGAGGAAAAGCGGCTAAGCAAACTAAACGCTGAACGAGAGGCGATCCAGATGTCTGATCGCCTTAGCCATCGGCTGGCTGAAATGTTTCCTAGCGATTTTGAATATCAGGCCGCAGAATGAAACGCAAAAAGCCCATCACGCTCGCGCAGCAATATCCGCAAGCATTGTTATCACCAGCTGATGTTGATGACCCGTATGAACCAGGTGCAAAACTTCGCGTGATCAAAAACGTGCGTGAGCATGCAATTTCACAGCTTCACAGCACAGGCGTGATTACTGACGACCAACGCATAGCCGCTGAGCTATTCAGAGCTAAATACGAGATGAGCGTTTTAGGCGCCAGTAAGGCCATTGATTACACCAAAGAGCGTGTAGATGGAGGTCGGCTTGCTGAACCACTCTCAGAACGCGTTCAGGAGGCTTTCCAGTGGCTCAATTCAGTGGCGCGCTACCCTGGTATAGGCAAGCAAGGTTTTAGCGTCCTCGTGGCTGTATGTGGCGAAGGTAAAGGTTTAATCGAAACGGCTAAATCTTGGTCTGGTTGCCACGCAGATGGAACGAGAGGCCACGTTTATATTAAAGGCAGATTGATTGAGGCTTTGGAAGAGCTGATCAAACATTCTGGCATGATTGCGGTTGGCAGCAATCGGAGACGGATATGAACGAAATTCAAGAGTTCATGAATGAGATTGAGCATTTGATTGAGGCTACCCGACGATCCGAGCGTGAGCGTTGCGCTAAGATTGTTGAGAATTGGCCGATTTACAGCCCATACATCGTGAAGAAACAGCAGATTAAAGACAGGCGCGAAGCGATCGCCGCCGCCATACGAGGTGAAAATGATTAATTGGAAAACAGAAGCATTACAGGAAGCGGTAGACGCATGGTTTGGTTATCAGGTAAACCTATCGACCGAGATTGCTAAGCAGATCAGCAAAGCTCTGAATGCCGCTATAGAGGCGCAAGGTGATTTATATCAAAACGGATATAAGGCTGGTCTAGAAGAAGCTGCTAGGATCGCACAAGATCCTTGCTACACATACACCGGAGAGTTTATAGCTAAGCGCATTAAGGAGTTAAAGGGTGACTGACTATTCAGACCTTGTTGAGCGTTTGCGTGGCAAAAAATTAAACTGCACTTGTGCCGCTAAGTCAGCCAGCGAGTGCTGTTGCGATACAGATTGGCCTGAGAGTTCTTGTAATGAAGCCGCCGACGCTATTGAGCTTTTACAGCGCGAACTAAAGTGTGCGAATGAACTATGGGAGCAGCAAAAGGAACTGGCTTTGGAATATTTGGCTGACATAGAACTATCCGATGAAAATAAACGCATCGCTGAAATAGAAGTGATTGCAGAACGGAATTTTAACGGGTGGAACAATGCTGTTGAGGGCCGCATGTTTACGCAAAGGCGCATTGCAGAACTTGAAGCGGCGCTGAAACCGTTTGCTGAGGTGGCAGAAAGATATGCTTATCGTTTGCCGAATTCCGGCATGCCAGCTGTAGCAGAAGATGATGTTGTTATGTTTGAGCTAATGTATTTTCTTCAAGCCCGTAAGGTATTGGGAGAATGCGGTGAATAGAGACGCTAATATCCGCATAAATCAAGATTATGTCGAATTTAAAATAGGTCTAAATATGACCCATAAAGCTTACAAATGATCCAAATATTGGCCGGTTAATTAGTTCAAAAAAAACGTAGGATGGAGAGGCAGATGATTAAACTTGTTACTTTGTTGACACTGGTTGCTTTGCCAGCTCAGGCTGAGACGACCTACTTCTACGGCAACGACGGCCAGAACATCGGCTCTGCTATGTCTGCCGGCAATGCCACGTTTTACTACGATGCTCAGGGGAACAATGTAGGCACAGCTCTGCCAGCTGGTAATACGACCTATTTCTACGGGAACAATGGTGAGAGCTTCAGCGCTCAGACTGTCGGACGTAGCCAGCGGTAAGTTATTTAAACGACCCTATTGCAAGTGTCAGCGACTTGAGTTGTATTTGCTATATCGCGTAGCACGCGTGACGACCACCTCTTTGCTTTGAGAACCCGTTGGCAGAAATGCTGGCGGGTTTTTATTTTGCGCTAAGGCCAATATGAACACTGAAGATCTTGAGCGTATCAGAGATGAAGGCCAAGAGATCATCGAGTATGTCATGGCGCAAAAGGACTGCAGCCTTCCAGAGGCGATAGAAGAGGTTACAGCCTGGTTGATCGGTGAGATCCTGGGATTAGAAATCGAGCGGGTGACGCTACACTGATGACGACTGAAAATTTTTCCGGCCCGAATAAATCTACCGCTAAGCCAAAAGCTAGTAAGGCGGCTTCGGGCAAGTCTGTCAGTAAGGGTAAGATACAGGTAGTAGAGAAACAACCAGCCAAGATGGGAAGACCATCAAACTATAACGAGAGGCTGGCAGAAGAGTTCTGTAGACGTATAGCGTTGGGTAGATCGCTAAGGTCAGTGTGTGAAGATCCAGACATGCCTGGATCATCGACAGTGATTGAGTGGAAGTTAGAGAAAGCTGATTTCGCGGCACGTTACGCCCGCGCAATGGAAGATCGTGGTCTATCGTATGGCGATCAGATCTCAGATCTCATCAACAAGGTTCTTGAAGGCAAGTATGAGGTAGATCGCGCAAGATTGGCGCTGGATGGCCTCAAGTGGACTGCAGCTAGGTTAGCACCCAAGCAATACGGCGAACGCACCAGCGTCGAAGTAACGGCTGATATAGGGCAAACAGCAGCGACTGTATTGATGGAACTTACAGCTCGCGCAAAGCAAGCCAAGCAGATTGAGCATCAGGTGGTGGACGTCACACCACAACGGTTTGCAGATACGCTGCCATCTGAGCAGGAACAATA